TTTTTTTTCAAGCAGACGACGGCATACGAGATATTGGCGTGACTGGAGTTCAGACGTGTGCTCTTCCGATCTAAGAGCCATTGCCCAAGTCTTTAATCCGACTAGCTGGAACCTTAGTGTCCAACAGCTTCTGCTTCTGCTCCTCTGAGAACGTAGCTACACAGGAGTACTCACCCTCAGGTTTGTACTTAGTGTCCTTATTGAACTCAAAGAGTTTGGCCCATGAGATTTCAGCTTCAATGATACCAGGGTTGTTAATCTTACCCATTTGTAGGGTCTCCTTTTGTGGGTTTTAGTTAGGGTTGGAAGTCTTATCATGTTTGTTTGTTTGTGTCAAGTGGTTCAGTGAGTTTCTCCCCAGTTTCTTCCGATGTCGCTGCTTCCTGCGAGCGGACAGAAGACTTTGAGTTTATCTCCTGTTGTTTCAATCGAAAGTCTTTGAACAAGTCCAACTGTTTCGGCTGTTTGTTTGTCACCTCTTACCTCCGTTTGCCATTCATCGTGAGGCCATGTCACTAGCTTGTAGTCTATGCCTCTGTCATCTAGCTGCTTAGTCCAAAGCAGTGCTGAGTGTTTCATCACAACTGCCTCACCATTCTGTAGCATACCAGCTAGGGTCTTATGCTGAGATGGTGTCTTAACTTTCCTTCCGTCTAGTCCAATGAAGTATCCTTTGGCTGCGGCCTTAGGGACAAGTTCATTCTTAAGTTCAGCTAAGCCTGAGATAGACTGAGTGAAGTTCTCAACTGCCTGTCCAGCTTCTCTGGTATTGACCTTAAGTATCTCAGCTATCTTACCTACGCCTGCCCCAAGGAGGAACGCATAGATGAAGGTCTTAGCCATGTCTCTAGTTATGTGGCTCATGCCTAAGGCTTTGCGGTTTACGTTGTGGATGTCAGTTTCGTCCTCCTTCTTACCTGATACGATAGCCTCAACATACTCCTCTGAGTTCATTAGATGAGCAAGAACCCTGAGTTGGATGCCCTCAGCATCAGTACCAACAAGATAACAATCACTAGGCACCCTAAAAAGGGATCGTAGTCTGCCATCGTATGTGTCCTTCACTTGGTCAACAACTGACTTAGGTTCCCCGTGGAACATAGCCGGGATGTTGGCTTGGTTGGGGGCTGAGTGAGCCATACGTCCAGTCCATGCACCTATGTGTTGGAACCTTCCGTGTATCCTGCCGTCATTAGTTCTAGCCTCGCAGCCTATCCACTCTTCTAAGGAAGACCTACGTCCTTCCAGAGTAAGCCACTCAGCAAGCCCCTTAGCCCCCTCAGGAGCGGTACTAGGTAGGGTAGCTAAGTTGGTTTCGTTACACATCCAACCGTACCTTCTGAACCTTTCTTCCTTCTCAGGTATGTCTTGTCCATCCCTAAGGTACAAGATGTGTCCTTTGGTTTTGTCAGTAGGTTCCCAACCAGCTTCCCAAAGACGTTCTATTCTGTCTTTCGGACTACCCGGCTTAAACCTGACCCAATCGTAACAAAGAAGTTTCTCATCCTTAACCTCAGTTTTAGGATAGCTACCTCTAGCCTTAAGCACAGAAGCGACAGACGTACCATCTTTCTTTCTCCTATCTTTTAGTTCGTTGACTACCTCAAGTTTAGGTGGGAAGTCTACTTGAAACCTAGCTTCAAGGTTAGCCATACGAGATTGAACTTCAGACAGACACACTAAGGCTTCTTCCTTGTTGAAGTCGAAACCATTTTCGTGCATCTTCTGACACAGCCTTTGGATACTGTGTTCTGTACCTAAGCCTGGAGCATTCAACTCAGGCAGGAACTTCTTGTAGAGCCTAACGGTTATGTCTACGTCATTCCTACAGTAGTCTAGCATCTCATGGCTTAGGTCTGAGAAGTCTTTGAAGTTGCCTTTGTGTAACCCCAACCTCCTGCCCCAGTACTCTAAGCTGTGCCTACCTTTGACACCTTTGAGCGGTTCGTTCTCGTAGTTCAAGAACCTACTGACTACCAGAGTGTCTAGCACTTTATCCTCAGGTATGACAGGACCAAGCAGTTTGTTGACTACAGGAACATCGAACTGAATGCCGTTGTGGAATACGAAACGATCCACAGTTGCACAATAGTCGGTGAACCTTTGCTTTTCAGCTTCTGACTTGTCAACGTAGGTGAATTGATCCTGCTCACCTGTGCTAACGTCCTCAGTGCAGATGCACCAAATACAGGTGGCGTTTAGGTCGTCTGTTTCTATGTCCATAGCTACGACCTTAGTCATATTCTTAAGCCTCAAAGGATGAAGGGTGTGTCTCAGACAGAGTAAAGCTATCTGGATCGAATAGCAACTGACCTCCGAAACCTGTAGTGCCTGCCGGTCGGTTCTTAATGACAGTCAGGGTGGTTGTGTTGCGCTCAGTGTCTGACTCAGCGAACTTATCCCTAGACAGTTTGACAACCACTGAGGCTCTCTTACCGATCATACGACAGTCTCTAATCTGACCTTCGTCATTCTCATGGGCAATCGTTATGATCCCTACGTTCAGTTCGGTAGCCAGCCTAGCTAACTTAGTTGATAACTCAGACAGGAACTGTTCAAGCGTACCATCACCGTGCTTGGAATAACCTAAGTCTTGGATAGGTTCAAAGAAGATGTACTTACATTCACAGGCTGTAGCAAAGAACCTAATCCTGTCCAGCAGCTCCATAGGATCATCGTCTACACCCATAGTGAACTGGTATAGCATCCCATTCTTAGTTAGTGACGTAATGCTGCCCTCTACCTCCTTGTCCATAGCGTGAGCCTCAACTAAGTCCTTCCTAGTTAGGTTCAAACCTAAGTCGTAGGATACTAAGCCTAATAGGGACCGACGCTTGCTCTCTTCGTTGTGCCAGATAGCGATAGGTACATCTGCGTGGTTCAGTAGGATGTTGTACTCTAAGAACCGCATGAACTCCGTCTTACCTATGCCCTCAGGTGCCTGAAAGATAGTGAAGTGACCCTGCATTAGCCCCAAGATGGTCTGATCCAAAGCCTCAATGCCTGTAGGTAGGTACTTACTGTCTTCCCCTTCGTTGTAGATACTAAGGAACTGGTCGGTGGTATTAAATACGTTCTCAGGTGTGTACTTGTTGGCGTTCCACCAAGCGTTCCTGTAGTCGTACTCAGCTCCGTCCTGTAGGAACTCATTGGCGTCCTTGTACTTGTCATGTGACACACGATAGATACGGTTAGGGAATAAGGCACACAGCTTAGCTGCTACTGCATCACTCTTACCGTCACTGTCGAAAGACACATAGATTTTATCGAAGGATGCCAACCAATCCTTACACTTCTCAAACAACCTACGACTTGGGTTAGCTGAAGGGAGTGACACAACTGGGTACTTAGAACCTAGCATCTGGAAGGCTGACATAGCATCAACCTCACCTTCAGTTATCGTGCAAGCCTTAGCTGATCCTGCGTTGAACTTATCCATCCCGAATAGTTCGTCTGACTTGAAACCTCTGTCAGCCTTAAAGAATTTAGGTAGTGTCCTAATCTTCCTACCTCCACCGGGGTAAGGATAGAACTGTTCGACACTGACACCCTCAGAATTAACTGAAGTCTCCACCTCGTATGTCTTCATGGTAGCCTCAGTGATACCTCTGTCAGCCTTGTAAGCCTTAGTGGTATTGATGCTGAAGACGTTTGCTTGTTGTTGCATGTAGTCAGTCCCTTCAGTTGGCTGTTGTTTACGAAAGATGCTTTGAGTATCCTTCGTTTTGTATTTCGTAGGGTATTCTACAAGGAAGTGATCCTCATATTCAACCCCTTTCTTTGGGTAACCATTACTACAGGAGTGACAATTCCCTATCCCCTTTTCTGTGTGAAAGCTGAAGGCATCACTTGACCCACAACCTGGGTAAGGACATGGCTTGTGAATTAGCTGAGGCATTGTAAGTTCCTTCCTTAGGATATCCTTAGTATATAACTATCATATGTTATATAGTAGTTATATTACTTAGGATATCCTTAGTATGGTTAAGAGAGTGGGGTCTTGGTCAACCTCTGTCAAGGGTTAGAAGTGAAATAAATCTGTGGATAACCACAATGATTAAATCAAATCTAATTAGACAGGCTAGGAATACAACTGTAGATAGTAGATCAGTATTCATAGTTGACCTGCATCTACCCATTGGTTCCTAGTTGCATGGAGGTAGGTAATCTTAGCTGCGCTTGCCAGCATAGCCCACTCCCAATACTTAAGTTCGAACTCCTTCTTGTTCTGCATGAGGTGGTCTCTGTAGTTAAACCAATTCTGAAGGTCTGCCTCTACCTCCTTGAGACTGTTATATTCTTTGGGCATTAGGATGTACCTCCTGTAGAGCCTAAGCCTCCTGTGCCTCTATCTGTGTCATCAGTATCGAAGGTATCTACAATGTTAAGGCTAGTCCTCTCTACTTTGTGGAATACTATCTTCGCTATCCTGTTCCCAGGTTTGACACTAAAAGGTGAGCGACTTAAGTTATGCATGATAACCTTAATCTTTCCCCTGTAGTCAGCATCTAAGATACCTGGGGCGTTGCTTACGAAGACACCTTTCTTAGCGGCTAAGCCTGACCTGCTACAGACCATAGCACACATGTCTTCTGGCATCCTCATTTGGAAACCACAGCCTACTACTCCTGTCTCGTTAGGGAACAGCACAAGAGACTGGCTAGCATACAGGTCATAGCCAGCAGCCTGAGATGATCCTTTGGTTGGCACCTTAGAATGCTTATGCATTAGGTGTACTTGAATACCTTGGTATAGATCAGTCATTGGGGTTGTCCTGTAGGGGTCTGTAGATTGTGTCTTTGTTCATGGCTAAGGTTCTGTCCACCTGCTTCGTTGTTAGGAGTTGGTATGAACCTTCGATAGCCCATAGGTTCTCAGCTATCCAATTGTCCCTATGCCCCTTAGATTGGAACTTGTAGACTACATCCTTGTCTAAGCCTTTGACTAAGACAAACCTAGCTTTTCTGGGTTGGTTCATCGGTTCATCCTTCCGTTCACTCTGTTAGCTAACTTGTCTAAGGTATCCCCCGGCAGCCCTTTGGTCCACCATGTGTACCCACCTTGCGTAGGGTAGGTGACTGCAATAGACCAAGCGTCGTCCTCCTGATCCCTCGTAATGGACATGTCTCCACCTTTCTTCTGGATTAGATATGCTAGGGTTTCTACTGATTTACCCACTGGATTTAACTCCTCTTCCTGTTGCTTGACCCTTTCGGATTAGGCCTGTGATAGTCCTGTTGACGTTAGGATAGTGTAGCATCCAATGGCACTCATTGTCGATGACATCAAAGCTGAATTGCCTGCCTGCCTTGTAGTTATTTTCGTAGAACCCTTCAGCTACCTTATCTAGTGGCTTGTCTGCATCGTCTAGGAAGTTATGGCTGTGGCTCAGCTTTCCTAGGTAGTTGTGTTTCTTTTTACCTTTCTTCTTGTCGGGTCTGTTTATAAAGACTGCCCAAGACCGTTGCTTAGGTCTGATCCAGTCACTACCTTGCAGGTGAGACACAATGTTCTGGAAGTTTGGCATTAGTCCGCAGCCTCCCGTAGGTTTATCCTTAGATTGTCAGCATCGTCTGCGAACAGGGTCAGAGTGAAGGTTAGCCCTTCGGTTGTCTTTATCTGTATGTCCCTCCACGTTGCACACTTCTCTGAACTTACGGATTTAAGTTTGATGGATGACACACCGTGGATGCTCATGCTGCTTATGCTCATAGTCTTACACTCCTTCTTCTGGGTCTACTTCGTTCAAACCTGTGCCGTCACAGTCATAGCATTCAACTATGCGGCTCTTGATGTAACCACCATGGCTCCAGTCAGATACAGGCGTTTCTACCTCTACCTCACCTGAGCCATAGCACTCAGCACATTCACTCTGTCTCATTACCCGCACCTTTCTCTTTCTCTTTCCTTAGTGTCTCTTCGTACCACGTTGGCAGTTGGATTAGAAGATGCGTCCATGCGGCGGCCAATGCTATAGCACCTGCGAAGAATGCTATGCATATGACCCACGACACTACGTCTATGATGTCCATTGTTTCTATCCCCACTGGTCAGCCATGGCATTAGCTATGCCTTGGAATGTTCTCGAACGGTCAACAGAATTGCGTGGTGTCTGATACCAGCCTTTGGTATAGCGCCTGCCGTTGGGTGTCGTGATATAGCTAATGTCCACCACCTCGGTAGGCCTCAGCTTGGGCAGGTTCTTTAGCCATAGGCATGTGCGTTTGCTGTAGTCGTGGCCGTGATGATATGGCTGGATGGTTTGAGTGTAAGGTGGTAGGTTGGCAGCCCTTGATGGCACGGGGTTCTCTACACAGATTTTTGGTATGTCAGCGTTCAGCAGAGACATGAATAGGCTGGTATCTATCTTCCGACCCTCTCGCTTGTTCCAGATTGACCTAGTTCTGGCGATGTAGGTGCAAACAGGGTGTGCGATCATCATGTCCCAGCCCCTGTCCAGATGCTTTAGAACGTCATCCTGAATGTGGTGAGTGCTTGATCGCTCCGTCTGTAGCAGATCGCACGACCACGCATCGTGACCCTTGGCCCTGAATGCATCGCGGATGATGCCTGACATTTCGCATGCTATTAAAATCTTCATTGGGTTTTCCTCTTGTTTCTTAGCACCAAGCGAGCGGCATACAGACGTGCCTCTTCCTCCTCTGTGTTAAGCCATGGGTGCATCGACAAAGCCTTCACCATGTTGGCTATGGCCCACGTAGGCTGGCGCCCTACTATCTTCTCAGCTTCTGCTAGTGTCATCGGGTTCATCCTTCTGCCTGCTGTGTTGGTTGTGCCTTGGGCAGATCCTCAAATGTAAGGAACCACTCCCGCCACGCCTGAGCCTTAGCCTTAGCGTTGAATGTGAACGTCCCAAGCTTTGCGTGGTCAGTCGTATCGTAGCAGGTGACAGCATATAACTTCTGGCCCTTGATCTTAGTTGCTTGGGTAGCATAGACGGTCTTATGTACTGTGTTTGACATGATCTGTATCCTTTAGGGTTTAGGGTTAGGGTAGTCTATACAACGTCCACAGGTACGCGCCATGGGCGTTGCGAAGGCTGTCCTATCTCACCACACGCCTAGTGCCTCACAGCGCCTCCCCCATGCGCCGTTTCCGCGCTTCGCGGCGTCTCTCAAAATCTTTACTCATTTCCAGCCTTTCTCGATGCTCATCTACCATAGAATAAATCGTGTTTTCTGGCACGTTTGCCATGTCGATTACATTGTCGTCAGGGTCACACAATTCTACATCGACCCAGCGGATGCCGGTCACTGCAAATTTGGGTTCACCTGCATCAGATACAGCCGCGACTACTAAATCCAGATTGTCCGGCAGGCCGTGATTTTCGTTCCAGCGCTTGCAATATTCGATCTCAGGGCGCGTTATGGTGAAAATTTGCATCTGTTTGTTCCCTTTTTGGTTTCTGTTGGGGTTCTAGGGTAGTCTATACAACGTCCACAGTTCGAACTATGGGCGTTGCGAAGGCTATCCTTGGTTTATGTTTAAAGGATTACGCAATCAACATGATAGGCACTGACTGCATCACCAGTGTCCAAACGTCGATTGGCCTGGTTGCCTGCGACATATTCGCTCCACGTGTCCCACCACCATTCGGCACCTTGCGCTTGGCATAGCTCAACATATGCAAACACCTTGGCGCGTTGCTTATCCTTTGACAGCTTGGGGGATACCTTAACGGCGCTTGGTTTCATGCCTAAGCGTTTAAGATTGTGACTGTCGATGCAAGCAGTGTTGAAACCCATGCATTGCAGAACAAAGCTAGCCTTTACCATGCCTAAATTTGGCACCTGCATAAGCAGCAAGGTAGCATCGGCGATGACTTCGGGATTGCTCGGACCCTTCTCTTTCAAGTGATGCAGCTTAAGCCATAGCCAGTCAGCATGTGTTTGGATATAGGCTAAGCCTTCTGCCTTTTTGCCCCACAGGAAACGCGAAGATAAGCCTGTCTCTGCTATGTCCAAGCGTTGTGTCTTGACCGTGGATAGTCCCGCTTGGATTGTGCATAGGACGAATTCCACAACGTCAATTAATCCCTCGGGTGACTTGGCCGCATGATCTGATATGAGTGCTACGTCGCGTTTATACATTGCCTGGTTTCCTTTGTTGCGTTGTTGTGATTACCAACATTCTAGGCGGTAGGAAACGGCCCCGCTGGGTGATCCGTATTTGATTAGCAGGTTCTCGGCTTCAAGCTTAGCCTCTTCCAACGTCCGGGCCGACAAAGTTTCGCGGCAATAATCTAAGCCCGAACCTGTTAAAAATATCGCTTGGTAAGCTGCGTGCAGTGGCGCTTCGGTTTCTAACATTCTCTCTCTCTCTTGTTTGTTTGTTGAATGAGTGGCTAGCCTACTTCGAAAACGTGCCCAGACCCCCACGCAGTTTTTACATAGCAGCCATGCAGTTTTTGCATAGCTCGAGACCAGCTGGCCGTGCCTGTCTCGCATGTGTATTATATAGCAAGGACAAAATGAGAACAAATCGCAAGTCAGGGTCGCCATAGGATATCCAGCGTTAGAAAAGGCAAGGCCGCTGCAGGGCGCTTAAAACCGCTTTAAATTGCTGTGGTAATCTAGTACCGCCACAGTGCTGCAAATTTGCCACAGGTGTTGCATAAATGTCACAAGTGTTACATTGTAACAATCCGTTGGCGATTACATAGCAGGCTAATGGTTAATGCCCTAACAGTAAGTAAGACTACAGTAAGGTACGCAACAATAAGCCATGCAACAATTAAGGGGCTAACTAATTTCCGTTGTGCGATGCAACATACTAGGCAGTATCCGTTGTGCAGTGCAACATACCAGGCAGTATCCGTTGTGCAGCTCAACATACCAGGTAGTATCTGTGTTGCAGTGCAGCATATTCTTGGGCCTGGCCCGGGGGTACGCGGGGTAGCCTCTTATATGTACAATGCACCAAAACATTTTCTAATAATTTTCCAGGTCATGCAAAAAGCCCTAGGAAGCTCCTGTACGTCCAAGGCTTGTTTCTAGGCTACGAACCCAGCAGATAACAAGACAAGGACACCAAAGGAGGCTCCTAGAGCTTTACAGCAGATATTTGACATATGAAGCTACCCTAGAAAAGCGGAACCTTCCTAAGGCTATTCTTAGTACTATCCTATGTACTATAATCCTTTATCTATTTCCTTTATATATTTTTCTAGTACAGTACTAAGTACTATCCTTAGTACGTCCTAAGTATAATACTAGGGTATCATACATACCAATCTTTGTAAATATAAAAATAATA